GTCACCGTGAACAATATTGGCATGAACGCCGCGCTCGGCGGTGGCCTCGGCGCCGGCAGCACCACTACCGGCGACAGTCTGGTGACGCTGGTTTCGGCTAGCATTGCCGCCACCGCTACCCTCGCGGTCCGCATCTACGATTTCGTTTACAATGCGGCACCCTCACCGGGCGCGAGCTCGATGCCGGGCGATCCGTTCACCGATGTTTTAGTCGTGTGGAATTTCGGTGTACACCGATTCCTCAACAGCACGGGCCAGTAAGGAGAACCAGCCATGGCAATCAGCAGAGCACAACTGATGAAGGAGTTGGTTCCCGGGCTCAACGCGCTGTTCGGGCTCGAATACCAACGCTACCAGGAAGAACACAAAGACGTCTTCACGATCGAAACCAGCGAACGATCGTTCGAAGAAGAAACCAAAGTAACCGGCTTTGGACCCGCGCCGGTAAAAGCGGAAGGCGCGGCCACTACTTATGACGAGGCTCAAGAGACTTACACCTCTAGATACACTCACGAAACCATCAGTATTGGTTTCGCGATTACCGAAGAGGCTTTTGAGGATAACTTATACGACTCACTGAGTAAGCGCTACACTAAGGCGCTCGCGCGCTCGATGGCGCACACTAAGCAAGTCAAAGGCGCCAGCATTTTGAACAACGCCTTCAACTCGCTGTTTCCCGGCGGCGACGGCGTCTCTCTATGCAATACGCAGCATCCCTTAGTGATGGGTGGTGCTTACAACGTCAACACGCCGTCGACTCCGAGCGATCTCAATGAAACCTCGCTCGAAGCTGCGGCGACCACCATCTCGCTCTGGCTCGATGATCGCGGCCTGCTGATTGCCGGCAAGCCGCGCAAGCTGATCATCCCGGCGGCGCTCGTGTTTACGGCTACCCGCACCTTGCGCTCGCAGTACCGGCCGGGAACCGCCGATAACGACATCAACGCTCTCTACACTAACGGGACGATTCCCGACGGCTGGTTCGTGAATCACTGGATCACCGATCCGAAAAGCTGGTATATCATCACCGACATACCCAACGGGCTAAAGATGTTCACGCGCGTTCCTTTGCAGACTAAGGACGATCCAGATTTTGATACCGGGAACCTTCGTTATAAGGCTAGGGAGCGGTATAGTTTCGGATGGTCGGATCCTTTAGGCGTTTATGGATCGCCGTAAGGAGGCAACTAATGACCCCGCAGAGCGACTTTCGGCCGGTCCGCATGGTGCACCATATGTTCGGCACTAAGATCGCGCAGAGCGAGGCTGAGTATCTGGTGTCGCTAAGAGAGGGTTGGGTGGATCCGGAAAAGGCGCAGGCTCCGGCCGCGCCCCCGGCTCCCTCCGCTACTTCGATCTATTAAGCTGGCGGCTCGGGCGGCGCGGGCGGTGTCATGGCTTCCTGCGCCGCTTCCGCCGCGGCCTGGTTCGCGTCCATCTCGTTTTTGTGCCGGTCGATGCGCGTCGTCATCAGGTGCCGGGTGGTGGCGGCATGCTCGCTCGCGTGATGGCGGTGGCTCTCGGCGATCTCGCTGGAGGCATGGCGCAGGTCCTCGGCCTGGATCTGCATGGCGGTGCGGCGCTCTTCGCTCGCGATCCGGGCGGCTTCGATCTGGCTCTTCTGCTGGGTGCGCACGGCTTCGAGCTGCAGCTTCGCCTGGTCGGTCTGGCCTTTCTGCTGGATCTGTTGCGCGCGCAATTGCAGCTCCGCCTGTTGCTGCTGCAATACCGGATCCTGTCCCTGCTGCTGTTGCTGCGCCTGTTGCGCCTGCGCCGTATTCTGTTGCAATAACTTTTGCGCGGCCGTGGCTACCAGACCAGAGAGCTGCTCTTCGGCGTCGGGCGGCAGTTTGCTTCCGATCGGCGGCAATTGCGTCCCCATCATCTGCTCGATCTGCTGGCGGTAGCCGAAGGCCAGGTGCTCGTTGATGTGGGCGGCGCCGGCCTGCATGATGGAGGGCGCCATCGGGTTCTGCGCCATGGCCTGTTTCAGCTTTGGGTCGTTCGCCAGCGCCATGTGCACCTGGATGTGCGCCTCGTGGTTCTGCCACGGAAACGCCTTCACGGGCTTGGTCGTCAACAGCGCCATATTTTCCGCCACCGGGTCCATGGGCTCGGCCGCGGTCTTGTCGGGCACGATCTGCGCCGCGTTGTCGATGCCGAGAACTTCGAGCATGCTTCGGTGCAATAGCGGCAGATCGTAGAGCTGCGGCGCCTGGCTGGACAACTGTAAAGCGGCCTGGTATTCCATGACCCTCTGTGCCATGGTGGCGGCCGCCGGGTCGCTTACCGGCACGATCGACACCGACTGGTGGTAATCCTCCTGCTTGGCCGAGCGCGGCAGGCCGCCCGCCGGGTCGTAGTCGTATTCGGGGCCGGTGTTGTCGCGGATGATTTCGGCGATCAGCGCTAGTTCACGTCCCAGCGCGATGTGCATGCGCGACTGCACCGCGGTGATGACCTCGGTGGCTCTTTCCAGTAGCGCCAGCATGGTGCCCACGGGCGCGTTCTGGCTGCTGGTGGTCACGTCTAGTTCCGCGATACTAGCGAAGCTCTTGCCTTCGTCGACCAGCATCTGCAAAAGCTGAAACAATACCGCGCTCGGTTCCTTATACGGAATGAACGCGATCGAATCCAGAATCTTGCCGGCCGGCACATCGACGTCCCGGAACTCGCCTGGCTGGATCGGATCGTTGTCGCCTTTGATGCGCAGCTGGCGCGACTTCAATCCGCCCGGCAGGTTGCTCAACGTGCCGGCGTCGACCAGCTGGCGCAGGATGGAAGTGGCCGAGTGGCCAATTCCGCCAATCAGATGAATTAGTCCTAAACCATACGGCCCTTTCCAGGGCACATAGCGGTAGTGAACGAACGAAAGGACCTTGTTGTGATCCGGATCGCCCTGCCGCCAGTTGCGGTAGATCGCGAGCACGCGCCGCGACTCGTGCTCCATGGTGACCACGTAGGGCTTGGCGCGCCCGTCCTCTAAGATCAGGTTCGTCGTTGTCTCCCACAGCGTGAGCAGCTCGTTGCGGGTGTACGACGGATAGAAGCCGCTCAGCCGGCTGATCTTCTCCTCGATGCGGTCCAGTTGCGGCAGCGCATTACTCAACTGCACGTCGCGGTAGAAGCCGATCGACTGCAGCTCTTTGATCTCGCCGTAACTCTTACGCATTACATGCGTATAGCGCGGGCACGTCTCCAGATTCGGGAATCCCCACGGCATCAGGAAGTCGTTGGCCGGCACGAACTGGGCGACCGGGCGCTTCAGGATCGGATCGTAGAAAATCTTTTTAAAGGCGCTGCCGTCGGTCGGCAAGGCGAACAATAGCTGCTCGGTCTCGTCGCGGTATTCGATCATGCGGTCGGTGAGCCAGTAGTTCAGATCGTCGGCCACGCGCTTGCCCTGCGCGATCTTGTCGTTGTCGCTTTCGCCGATGATTTTCGCCGATGCCGGCCCTTCCGCGGGAAACAGCCGGGTGACGCACTTCGACTGAAAGCGCACGCAGGCTTCCATGACCATCGGATGCGTAACTCCGCAAGCTCCCGGCCACGGCATGGTGCGCTCTTCATCTTTGATACCGAGCAAATCCATGCCTTTGGTCAACGCGTCTTCCCAGTCGCGCCGGCTGGACTTGTCTTCGTCGACGGCGTTATAGAGATCGCCCGCGATCGCTTGTAGTGTCTGCTCGTCCAGCACCGTGGCCAGGTTTCCCTCGAAGGGCAGATCGGCTAGTTTGGCTTCTTCGCCGGGCTCGTCGAAGTAGACATCGATGCTGCCGTCGTCGTTCTCCACCGAGCTCGCGCGCGGTTCGGCCAGGGCGACATTCATGCCCGTGCTGGCGAGGCCGGAAGGAAAAGGAGTGATCAGCGGCCGGTCGATCACGAACTCATGATAGACCGTTTCGGTGAAGGTGAGTGGAAAAAGGCGGCGGCAGGCACCGCCGCCCTCAAGTTCAGATTTCAGAGAAGCGATTGAACCTTGGGTTCCTGCCGATTATATCGGTTTTCCGGGCATTTCTGCATTAGTTCGTAAACATCCACCGCTAGTTTAAAAAGCCCTTTACAGCAGAATATAGTGCGGCGTATGATCGCCTTGTACTCAGGTAGGCTAGAAAACATTTTCTTGTATTACACACATGGATACACAACAGTCAGTGATTGAGCCGCTCTATTCGTTCCAGGAGATTTCCGCGCTCTGGAAGGTCTCGATCGAGCAGGTTCGCAAGTTGTTCGTCAAGCGGCGCGGCGTCATCAACGTCGGCGCCGGCACCCTGCGGCCGGCCTGGCGCGTGCCGGCCTCGCTCGCGCTCGATGTGATGGTGGAGCGCGGCTACACCCGGGAAGCGGCTACGCGGGCGCTGGCGCAGGCGAGCCCCATGGCTAGAGACTAGTGCGCTGCAGCGTCGATCCGTCGCTGCGTGCTTTGAACCCCGGATACACGTCGCTACCGTGCATCCGCTGCGGTGCGCTGACTAACACGGTGAGCACGGTCTGCATGGAGTGTCTGGATCGCCAGTATCAGCTCGATTTGGTGAAGCACGCCGTCGAGCAGCTGCGTCGCAATCCACGGGAGCAGATCGCCTACGCGCGCGACCGCAAGGGCGTGCGGCACATGGTCGCGTTCCTGGCCTGGCGGCAGGCCTGGTGCGGGGTGGAACTTACGGAGCCCAGGAGCAAGCGCACGCGGAGCGAAGCCGGCAGCTTCCCGATCGGGGTTTGCGAGGCCTGCCGGAAGGTTTATGCGGAAGTGAAGGAGAAGAGCGATGCCCATGATGAAACTGCTGAATGAAACCACGCAAGTCCCGGCCGAGGCCTCGCTCGCCGAGATCACTAGACAACTAGTGTCGATGGGCGCCGGCCGGATCTCGACCGAATATTCGGACGGCCAGGCCTCCGGACTACGTTGGACGATGGCGGTCGGGGGACGCGAGACCTGGTTTGCCATGCCGGTCCGGGTAGAGAGCGTTTACCGGTTTTTCCTGCATCGCGACAAAGGCTTACTGAACGAGCAGCGCAAAAAGGAGTTATGGGCCAAAGCGACGCGCGTGGCCTGGCGCCACTTACTCCGCTGGACCGAAGCTCAGGCCGCGCTAGTCGCGACTAGTCTGATTCAGCCGGGCGAGGCGTTTCTTTCCTTCGCCGTGCGTCCGGGCGAAAGCCAGACCCTGTACGAGATTTTCACCAGGGGCCTGCCTGCGGAGGAAACCACGCAATGACTTCGTTACAGGCGGCGCGCCTGAAGGCGGCGTTATTAGCTTTTGAGACCGGCTGCGAGCGCTGCAGAAAACGCGCGGCAATTGTAATTTTCGACCAAAATTTCGTTTGCGGCCGCTGCCGTCGTCTGCTCGATGAGCGGCTGCGCCGGGAGGTGAGACGTGCTGGTAAGAATTGTTCTGCTAGTTCTAGCACTAGTCGCGTTCGTTCTGTCCGCGTGTGAGGTGCAGGCACCGCGCCTCCATCCGAATTTGCAGGTGCCGCGGTATCTGAATCTGACAGCCGTCGGCCTGGCTCTGCTGGCCGCGTCCATGCTGGTGAGTTTGATATGGCCTGCGTGATTCGCCTGCTCTGCACCGTGGCAGGCACACCAACCAAATTCGACGGATTTTACGTGAAAACGTACAATCCCGCCTATACATTGCCAGACGGTACTTATGACGGCGGAATCTTAGAAGTAACCGCGAACCCGGCCGAGGCTTTGAAGTTTCCCGATGCCATGGCGGCCTTCAAGAAGTATCGCGAGGCCTACGGATTCCGGGAAGACGGCGAATGGAACCGGCCGCTCACGGCTTGGACGGTGGCGGTGGAGGGGCTCGACGGGAAGGATGGCGGATTACGGGACAGCGAGGCATTTCCGCATGGCTAAGGCACTCTTCTCCGCCTGCGCCAGTATGGCCGTTTCGAGGTAAAGCCGTTATGAAAAATCAATATCCACTGAATTTTGACAGCCTCCGCAAAGGCGACGAGTTCGGCTACGAGCGGCTCTGCGAGATCGTCGGCCGCCAGCCTAGCTGGCGCAAACAGCAGCTCGCGTTTTTGAGCCTGCGCGCCGTCATCGAGAAGCGCCGGCCGGAGCTGAATTGCCGCCTGGTCGCCGACGGCGAGGAGCGGGTCAAGCTGGTCATCCTGCTCGACGGCGCGGCGGCCGTGTACAATCACCAGCGTTTTCTGTGGGGAGTGCACAAGCTGCGCCGCGGGGTCGCCGGCCAGGCCCGGATCGACCGCAGCCAGCTTACCGCGGCCGAGCAGAAGGTCTTCGATTATCGCATCCACAGCGATGCGCTGGCCTACCGGGCCTTGCGGAACCAGCAGCGTTCGACCGCCGGTCAACTGGCGGCGGCCGCCCGGCAGAAAGCCATCGGCCAGCCCTTGAACGAGGCGCCGGGCGCGGGGGTGATTGCCAGGTATGAACACCGAAAACAACTGTAAGCCGGGCTCCTCTCAGTGGTCCCGGGAAGAATACGAGGAGCGCCGGGAATATCTGTGCGACACGGTTTCTTTAGTGGTCGACGCTTACAACCGGCTGGTGCGTCAATCCAACGAGCGCTTCGGCACGAGGTTCGGCCGGCTGGTGGTGAGTGTCATACCGGGCGAGAAGGAATAAGATGCGATATCCGGCACGACCATTAGAGGAGAAATGCGCCTGGCTTCGGGAGCGGGTGGAGCGGAGCTCTGCCGAGCCGATGAAAGACCAGCACTACAA